TTGGTTGATGTTCAAGTTACGACGCACGTCTGAGATAGGACGCACGTTGGCGATGCGATTGTTAGCTGTGATGTATGACATACCACCACGAAGGGCGTTCTCTTGGATGACGTTCATCACAGTGTATACGTCGTTCTCTGTATCCTCATCACGGCGCACATGGAGTAGGCGTTGACGCATGTCAGCTACGAACGATGCGTCTTTGTCCTCACCCCAACGAGCCTTGACAACTGCGTCTGCTAATGCGATGCGCTCACCTATGTTAGTAGAGCGATTACGCATGGCAGTTATACGCTGTATAAGCTTCGTCGTGTGGATGTGGATGTCCTCGAGTTCTAACATCACCTGTTGCATCAAGTCAGGTGCGCGGTGTGTGAATGCGCGTGAGTAGAACAGGTCGCCTGCGATGACGCCGTTCATGCATGCGAAGCGAATGACACCCATGCACATCTTCAATCGCGTGGTGCCATCGTGGCTGTCGAGTACGATGACTTCAGGTGATGAGCCATCGCGTGTGTCGTAGTATATTGAGCGCATGCGTATCATGACTTTCTTGAAGCGATGATCACCACCCATCACGCTCACCACGCGAAAGCCTTTATTGTGCATATGTAACAAGATGTCGTAGGTGTTGGTGAATGCATACTTCGCACTCATACGTGGATGTGCTTCAGTGGCGAATAGAGAAGGAAAGCGTTTATACATGTCACTGCTATCTGTGAACATGGAAGCAGCTTGCATTGCTTGTTGTTCGTGCTTTGTGAGTTGAACGTTCATATTACACTCCTTGTGTTATACACTGTATATACTATATGACGACATGAGTTCAACTCATACGAGCATCCCTCCTCCATCATATACATTCATTATAGCACATGTACAATCACATGCAAGTCGTCATATATGTATACTATATCATATATAGCACAAATGCCCATTGACCAAACGCATGCATGTGAGATATTCATAAATGGCGTCGTCACATATACATTGTATAACTCTCACATACGCGAGCATCAGGTAGACGCCGGCTCCGCCGGCTGGCGCTACATGTGCTGTGTATATGTGCGTGTGCATGTGCGACGTGATGCGTAGATGGCGATGTATGTGTGGCGGGCGCGAGCGTGCCTGCTGGCTACGCTCGCTTATGTGCTATAGCTGTGTGTCTTTGTTGCACTGTGTGTATGACATCACACTAGACGCAGAAAAGCCGCGCTAGGCTGTGATACCTAGCGCGGCTTATACAGTGTATAACGATGTTGCTATTCAGTCTCTAGCGCAGCGCAGAATAGCAAGATCAGCATGAGCGCAACGTATGCCATGCCGCATGCCATGATGACAGACTGTACCATCACGCGGCCTGCTTGGCGTTAAGATCAGCGTACGCCTTGCGAGCCTTAGCCTTTTCAGCCTCAGACATCTGAGCATCCATGCTAGCCCAGAGCATGTACACATCCTTACGCGTTGCGGCTGACACACCGTCAAGCTTGCCCGATGCATCGAAGGTACCTGCGATGGCAGTCTCAAGAGCCTTCGCAGTCTTGCCCAATGCGGTACGTGCAATAGCCTCTGTACCGCCAGCCTGTGCGTTAGGCGTGCCAGCCTTGAGACTATCGCAGGCCTTGCGAATGTCGGCAGTGGAGATGCTGTCGACCGTAGCCACATCAAGCTGCACCTTGCCCAGCTTGCGAAGCTGCGTCGCAGTGAACGGCACGTGAATGAACTCTTTACGCGTGCCATCGTCGTTCTGTTGTGTGCTGATCACGTAGCACGCATATTTAGACGTGCCCGGGATGCGCTGAATGTTCACATCCCTATCCCATGCCGACAGCTTGTCGATGCCGACAAGGGTTTCGATGTTGCGCAGGGTTTGAATGTTCACCTGATTGAACAATTCAAGCAGTGTCTGTTGACGCACAGTCTGATCAGGCGTCTTTTGCTTGATGCCAAGCAGTGAAGCATACTCTTTCTGTACCTCATCACCCTCTGGCGAAGACTTCCAATGGTCAAGGATGATAGGGCGAACCTTTTCTTCCTTGCTCACAGCGTATGCCACCTTGTCGGCAAGCTCACGCAATGTCGCAGCATGTGCGACAGCGAAGAACAGAGGACCGCTATCCTGTTCACCCTTGAGTGACGCATAGTGCAGGATGTCAGCGCCGTAAGAGGTAGAATTGCGAAGCGTATTCATGACTTACTTCCTTGTGATACGTTGACTAGATGTAGACTACGTTATGTAAGCTATTCATCCAATCAACTATGCCTAATATAGCACATGTAAATCTACATGCAAGCATGTTGTTTTTCACCTGTGGATAACTCAAACACGCTATACAAATCAGGCATTTAGACGCATGGTTATACACTGTATAAACCGAGCCACATATAGCGTGTGCGTATCACACATAGCACACGCATGGCGACATAGTGTCACGCATATATGGGGTATGCCCAAGGGGCGATGCGGCCGCTTCCATGCTACGCCTTGTGTGTGTGTGCTATGTGTCACACCATGTTGCGCCTATGCCACGCTGTGTTGTGTGTATACTACGCGCACGCGAAGCAGTCCCCCGGCAATTCCCAAACACGCACGTGTGCGTATGCGTGTGCGCGGGGAATGAGCACTGACACAAGCCCCTCGCATTGTTAAATTGAATGCGAATGCCGATGCCCCCCGCCATGTGTGTGTTATAGTATGTATATAGTATAAGTACCTAGCCAGTTTAAAAAGAACGCCTGAAATAGGCCCCGAGTGGTGAGGTCTATGTCAGGCGTTAAGTCGTCTATCACAAGCATATACATTATAGCATACACACAAACACATGCAACCTCGTCACATTCGCACGCTGTGTGTGAGATCGTCGCATAATCTACGCTCGTCTCATGAACAGCACCAAGCAGCTAACCGGCCCTTCGGGCCGGACATTATACAGTGTATAGGTTGACTTAACGTTGTACTTGTGCTAGGGCGCTTATGAGTTTGTATGATATGCAAAGATTGTACGACATACAACAATAGGAGTACTACTATGCCAGCATGGGCAGGCGGGTGGGACAACCAATTCGGACAACCTTACGCGCTGACGTTGCAAGGTACAGCAACGATGCGTAGTGTTGCACGTCTCACCAACTCTGTAGGTGGTCAGGCATTCGGTGAAATAGGTCGCGCATTGTGTAACGGTGTAGGTGCCAATGCTGATCTCAGCATCAAACAGGTCGCAGCTATTCAGGCTGATGGTATGAACCTCGGCGGTGTGCGGCCTATTGCTACATACGTAGTTGTTCCTCTGCATGCTACCACGATCACGGAGAAGGAAGCCTTCCAAGCACAGATGACACCCACGTGGGCACCTGCTTGGTATCCTGTCGATAAGGCAGGCAGTGGTGGTGGTGGTATGGGTGGTACTATCAACAAGTAGGTAGTATGTACGATGGCTGATGATGCGCAGTGGATTGACGACGCCGCACAACAGCAGATCACGCCACCTGACGCGCCGTCGCCTGATGCGCAGGTTACATCTGATCCCGGTGTGATGGAACGTCTGTATAAACTGTTAGGTCCGTGGAAGTCTGACATTCCAGAACGCTATACCAGCCCACGAGGTGGTCCTCCTGCTGGTGCTGGATACATGGACAGGTTGCGTGAGCTTGGTGCTAACTACACTCGTCCCGGTCAGCCTGCTATGTCTAGGGAAGAGTATGAAGCTGCTGTCATGCGTGATATGTACGCACGTGAGCGTAAGAAGAACCAACGCGCTCCAACACAAGGTGGATCACGCTAATGGATGCTTCACAGTTGGCAGGTGGTAACATCCCTCCTGAAGCTCTTGCAGCATTGCAGCAACAGCAGGGTGGTGGCATGGACATCACTGCTATCCTTGCACAGTTGTCACAGATGTCACCTGATGAAGTCAGCAGCGCACTTGCACAACTCGGCATCAACGTTCCACCCAAACAACTGCAGCAAGCAGCAGAACAATGGGTCGAACAAGCTGGCGACAAAGCGGCTAGCGGTGGTGCTTCTGACGCGGAAGCTCCTGCCGCTGCGGATGGTGAGAGTGATGGTGAAGCTACTCCCGCCAATGCACCAACTGCACCATCCGCACAACCTACTGACGACGAAAGCGCCGAAGCTGCCGCAGGTGTAACAGATGATGAAGCTGCTGAAGGAGAAGCACCTCCAAGTGGTGGTGGTATGCCTAGCGGTGGAGGTGGTATGCCTGTCGGCGGTGGTGGTGGTGCTATGCCTCGCATGAGTGGTGGTGGTACTGGTGGTGGTGGTCGCAGTGGTGGCATGGATGCACTCATTAGCGCAGCAATGTCACAAGGTGATCCTGCATCTATGCCAGCACCTATGCGCCCGCCGGGTGGTGCTAGTGGTCCGCGTATGCGTGGTCCTGCCATGCCAGGCAGTGGTACACCCGGACCAGCAGCAGGCGACAATCCGCAGATGCGTGCTATGATCCAGTCTATCTATCGCGGTGCTGGTACTGATGCACGTCGAGGCGTTCCCACAGGCGCACGTGGTGCTTCCATCCCTTCAGACAATCCACGTCCGAGTAGAAAGCGCAATGTCTGATCTACCTTTAGCGAATGGATTAGTCATTGATACAAAGACGGGTCAGGCTCTCCTACCGTCAACGTCACCTGATGCAGTCATCAACCAACAAACGAAGAAGTTTAGACAATCCACACGTGACACTACTACCCGCGGTCGTGATCGTAATAATCGGGCAGTGCGTCGTGGTCTGGTTGATTTACCTGCTGATAGTAAGGCAGTGACTACATGTGGCGTTGTATGGCTCTACTTCACCCTAGGCATCAACGACGCAGAGATCGCTGAAGCTACTGGCCTGAAGCTGTCTCAAGTAGACATGATCAAAGGCTTGCAACTCTTCCAGCAGCTAGACACACTCATCAAAGACAACATCCAAGCTCTCACCTCTGACAACGTGCAGAAGCGCATCGATGCTATGTCTGCATCTGCGCTCGATGGTCTTGAGAACTTGTTAGAGGATGAAGAGACACGCCCGGCGACGAAGGCACGTGTGCTGATGAACATGCTCGACCGTGGTGGCTTCTCACCTCGACAGGTGATGGAGCATCGTCACTCACTCGAGGGCGGCTTGGTGATCAGGCACATACGTGAAGTCGCACAGCCTAAGCAGATGCCTACTATAGACGTAACACCTGTCAAAGGGGTGAAGTGATGGCAATCGTTCCTAACAAAGACGGACAAGGTATCATCGCTAATGGCTTCATCGGTGTTGTCGATGTTAGCTACTGTGTGCCTACTACGTTCGCTAGTGGCATTCCTACTACTGCCGGCTATCCTAGTGAAATCCGCGTCGATAGTGCTAATGGTGACATCTATCGTAACATCGGCGGCACGCGTTGGATAGATGCTCAGTAAATGGCTCGGACAAGAACAGTCAATGTTGCTGAGCGTCCTGAACTTCTTCTTAAGGAAGGAAGCCTACAGGATCGTTTTCTACATTCTATTGCTAAAGTTCAGATCTACGGCGGTGGCTTCGGCAATGGTAAGACAACTGCAGCAGTCATCAAAGCATTGCAGCTAAGTGACACATATCCCGGCTCAACAGGTCTCATCAGTAGGTCAACATATCCTAAGCTCAACGACACTATACGTAAGGAGTTCCTCAAATGGTGTCCGCCGACTTGGATAGTCAGCTTCGCAGTTGGGCAGAACGGCGACAACATATGCCATCTAAAGAATGGTACAACTATCTACTTCAGATATATCGCGCAGCAGGGTACAAAGACAGAGAGCAGCTCATCGAACTTGTTGAGCGCCACCTTCGACTGGGTGATCGTAGATCAGGTTGAAGACCCTGAGATCACACATAAGGACTT